GCCGGCGAATTGAGGTCAACCGCCAGACCGGCCCCCTGCTGCCGTGACGCGATCTGCTGGTCCTGAGCCGAACGGAACTGCTGGTCTCGCTCGAAATTGAGCTCGCGCGCAAGATTGGCGCGGGCGATCTCGTCGGCGAACTTGCCGTAGGCCTCCGCCTTGGCCTTTATCGCAGCGATTTCGCTTTCATCCGCCGCAATACCCTTCTCGGCGGCCTCCTCGCGGATCGCAGCGATCTGTTCGAACTCCATCCGCAGTTTCGCCGCCTCGCCGGCGGTCTTGCCGATCAGAGTGAGATCGAGCTGCTGGCTGGCCAACGTCTTGTCGATCGCGAGACCGCGCGCCACCTGGGCGTCGCGCGCCTCGATCGCCTGCCGGTTGAGCTCGGCCTCCAGCGCACGGTTCACCCGGGCTTGCAGGCCTCCTCCCTTGTCGCCGTCTTCCCTGGCGCGAGCCCTGACCTGCGCCTCGATCGCAGCGAGCTTTTCGGCGTTGGTGCGCGCCCGCGCCATCTGCTGCTCGGCTGCGAACTGGTCGTTCTCACTCCTAAGCGTTGCATCGCGAACGGCGACGTACCTGCCAAACGAGCGCAGGTCGGCGAGGCCAGGGCGCGTGTTCTCCCGGTCGATGCGCGCCAGTATCTTTTCCAGTTCCTCCGCCTGCCGGGCTAGATCGACGATTTCCTTGCCGGCGATGATGGCTTCGTCGGCTAGTTTTTGCAGGCCGCGGGTTTGTCCGATCCGCTCGATTTCCTGGTTGAACTGGTAGACATCAGGTGCGCCGTCGGCGGCCTCGACTTTGAGCCGGTTAATGGCATCGGCGAATGGCGCGAACTTACCGGTGACGCTAAATGCGTTGTCGCCGAGCAGTAGGATGGCATCAGCGGTGTTGCGCAGCGCCATCGGGTTGGTCGACCCCGGCAGGAGGCTTTCGAACAGCCGCTCGACCTCGTCGTTGAAGGTGGCGAGATCGGTCTTGCCCTCACGGGCGCTCTTGATCAGGGCTTCGACAGGACCGGCGAACTGGCCTTGTTGCCCGGGATGATCGCGAAGTCCGGCGATGCCGCCGCCATTGCCAAACAGGCTTTGCGTCCAGCTTGTTCCACTCAGCTGTTCGAGGAACGGCCCAGCCTTGTCGCGTAGCATCGCGTCCAGCATGGCCTGGTTGCCCCGGACCTGCGCGGAGGTGAAGGCCTGGCCACCGATCGAGCCGACGCCTTTGACGGCCTCGCCGAGATCGCCGTATTCCTCTTTTAAGAGCTTCAGGTTCTCGGAATGCAGCTTTATGGCGTCATCCATGGTCTTGGCGCCTTCGCGCCCTTTCGTGAACCACTGGATTGTCGCCGCCGTTGCGCCGACGAGGCCGAGAACGATGAGCGAGGTCGGATTGACGATCGACAGCAACGCCGAACCCAGCGACCTGGCTGCGCCGGCCGCCCCCATCGGGCCGAGCACGGCCGAAAGCTGAGTGCCCTGCTGGAGGGCGATCTGGAGCGGGCTCATGCCCATCGCCGAGGTGACAGCGATGTCCTGGAATTGAGCGGCGACGTTCGCGCTGTTGAAGTTTCCCTGCTGAAGAGCGGGCTGCACCCTGTTCTGGTTGGCGGCTACGCTGACACGGCTAGCCGCTGCCGCCGCCGCGTTGGCCGCAACAACCTGGGCCGACAGGCGCGCCGTGGTGTTCGTGATCGCCGCCGCGAACTCATGCTGGCCCTTGGCCGCGAATTGCGCGCCGTCGCCGATCTGCCCGTATTTCCGGAATATGCCCTCGAGGATCGGCTCGGCCTGCGCCATCGTGATCTTGCCGGCGTCGATGCCGCGCGACAGGCTGTTGACGGCGCTTTGCATGCGCTGCGCCGCAGCATAGCCTTCGACATACTGCCGTGACAAGCGCGCCAGGGAATCGCCGGCTTGGCTGATCTTGGTGTCGGTCGCGCTCGCCGCCTGACCGACAGCCTGAGCCGACGCCACCATGGCGCGATCGGCGGCGACCTTCTGATCGGCGCCGACCTTGTATCTCGAGGCGTCTATTTCAGCCGACGTCACCAGGCGGGAGAGTTGAACGTTCATGTTTTTTCAGCCTCCCTTTCCTTGGTTTTGTTAGCGATGTGGATCAGCCACTCGGTATCGATGGCGGTCATGAAGGCATGGAACCGCTGGAAGGCCTCGCCCTCCAGGCCATAGCGCCTGGCGTATGCGTCATAGGCGATGAACGCGATCGGGGACTCTCCGCCCATCGCGCCGTATTGCCGGTCAAACCGAAGCGCCTCCCACGCCCGCCAGTAGAAATCGTGCCAATATTCGGCGCGGGCCTCTTCCGGGCGGGTCGGGACCTTCTCCTTTGGGAGTTCCAGCGGGAATTCGGCCGCGATCTTCGCCAGCCACTTGTTCTGGCCATTCCGCTCGAGGTCGTAGCGGAAGGCCGCCGTTAGTTTTTTGTTGCGGCCTGGACGAACTCGACCTTTTTCTTGCCAACACGGCCGGCGCACCAGAATATCATCTGACGCATGACGCGGTGCTCTTCGGCAACAAGGATTGTGCCGACCAGGTCGGGCGAATATTCAACGTCGAGGCCCTTCCAGCCGAGCAGGAGATGCTCGACTGACAACTGGCCTTCAACGCGCGCCTGAACGTCAGCTGGCACCTTGTCGTCGGGATACTCCTGCTTCAGTTTTTCCAGCACGCCCTGACGTGCCGTCACGTAGTCTGGATAGTTCGTCGACCGCACCAGAAATTCGAGCCCGGGCAACGGCGACATCTCATAAGGCTTTTCCGGGTCGAGACCAGGCCATTCCTTGACCGGAATCCAGTCACCTTCGCGTTCCTTCGATAGGTCAGCGCTCAGGCTGGCCAGCTTGATGGTCATATCGATCTCCTGTCGGGGAGTTTGAGGGATCGGGCGGCTCCGACAAGCCGCCCGCCTTCTGCGCAGAACCAGTCCCGGTGTCGGCCGGGAACTCTAAATCAGACGAAATATTCCAGGCGATCGATGATGAGATGGGCAGACGTCAGCTCATCCTTCGACGCCTGGCCGACCAACGGCAGCGTCGTGTCGGTGTTCTTGGCCGTCGCCGATGGGGCACCGTCGGTGAAGGTGATACGCGGGATCGCAAAGATGATTGCCTGGTTGTTCTTGGCGATGCGCGTGTTGATGTTGCTCGGGGTCCCGGCGAAGAGCTTGGTCAGCAGCGCGTCCGACCCGAAATAGGTTGGCGCGTTGATCGTGACGTCGAAGCTGCCCTTGCCGATGTCGACTGGCCCGATCGTTTCGTCGCAGTCCAGCGCATTGATCATGCGAAGATTGTTGTTCACGCTGATCTGCAGCGACTGCATCCAGTTGGGCGAACCGAGACAGACGCCGTTTTCCGCGATCCTGCCGACATTGACGGCCGCCGCCATGACGGCATTAGTCGTCGCCGCATCCGGCGCGCTGTCGAGCGACGCCGTCGAGGCCTGCCCGCTCATCCCGGAGAAGGTGAAAGTGTATTTCGCCTTGTCCTCGGTCGTGAAGTTGAACTGGCCTTCGCCGGCGACCATGCCGCGCTGCGCAATATAGGTCGGCACAGCTTGGCCCATGAAGCCGCGCTCGATCGTGCAGCTCTTGGTGTCAACGCCGTTCTTGATCTGGTCCCCGAAGAACACCTGGATCGTCTTGCCGGTACCGACATCAGTCGCCCAGCCGGCCGGCAGATTGTCGAGGGTCAGTTTGGCGGCGGCGATCGCCGTGATGCGCGCCCAAGCGTTGCGACGGGCAACGGCGCCGGCGGCGACCAGGAAGGCGAAGCTGGTGATGTCGGCGGTGCCGCCGATCTTGACCCACTGGCCGACGCGCAGTCCGAGCGTGGTGAAGTCGAGCAGCGTCGAGCCGAGACCGTCGGCGAGCGCCGTGATGTCAGCCGCGGCACCCATGAAGCCGACCACCTTCATGCGCGCTGTAGCGGGAGGCGCGGCCTCGGCGACAAAGCCGGCGCCAAGGAATGCCGGAACCGTCGCGCTGCCGGTCGTGCATTTGAAGACGCCATTGTTCGCCGATGCGGTGAAGCCGGTGAAGCGCACCAGCTGACCGGCTACGAATGCGGCGCCGGCGGTTACCGTGGCGACGTCAGTTGTGTCGGCCAGCGCGGTGATGACGGAATCGGCGACACCATCATTGTCGCGGAATGGTGTGTTCAGCCAGGTCGAGCACATCAGCGACTTCAGCCAGATCGACAGCGGAGATTCATCGACCGGGAATGAGAGCTCGCCATTGATCGGGCCGCTGTTGGTCTCGTTGACCTTGATCGGGTCCGAGTTCATTCGGTCGTCGCGGATCTCTTCCGAGGTGACGAAGGTTGGGCGAAAGGCCAAGGTCTCGCCGGTGAAACGAGCGGTACGCATCCGCGGTGTCACCGGGGTTGTGCCGAGGGTAACTTCCTCGACGACGCTCATGCGGGTGCGGTTGGAATCCATTAGAGGCTCCATCGATGGGCCGCCTCAATGGGCGGACGGGGTTGATCGGTTGAGAGGAGAGGCTAGTCCGCCTTGGACGGATGCTGCTTTTTCGGCTTCGCCGCGTGTGGCAGCTTTTCGATGTAGCCGCCGTCGGCCAGGCCATCGAAGCTTTGCGGCGACAGATCGTCCTGCGGCGAGACGCGATCGCCTTCCTTGAACCGGCGCAGGCGCGTCGGGAATGCTTTCAGCACGAGTGCCATCATTCGTCCCTTTCAAAATTCACGGTTGCGGTCATGGCGTAATAGTTGGCAAAGGTACGGCCGGGATCGCCGGCGCCGATCGAGGCGTCGCGGAATGTGACGCTGTCGATATCCTGGCCCCGGAACAGACCGACCAGCTGCTTGGCCAGCGTGCGCGCCCGGCGGCTGCCGGTGTTGTTCGGCGTCATGACATGCAGATAGACTTGGCCGGCCTCCCGCCAGAGGTTTTCGTCCCGCAGCTCGGCCCCGATCGACACCTGATCGAAGAAATCGCCAAAGACCTCGACGTAGATGAACTCTGTCGGCGTGTCCGGCAGCTCGTAGGGATCGTTCTCGAATACGACATCGGTCAAACCGCCCCATTGATCGGCGATTTGCTGAACGACAACGTCGAAAGCTTCAGGACTGGCCATCAGAGCGCATTGATCAGGATAGAGGGGTAGGCAATCGGACTCCCAACCGCATATCGCCGAGTGCCGCGTTTGAGGCGGTAGGGGATCTGCGCATGCAGGCCGGCTCGAATGTTGAGGAATTTGGCCTCAAAGCTGTAAGCACCTCGGAATCTGCTCCCCATTAAGCGAGCGGCGCCCTGGAAAAGGCGCTGTTCCGGTATGCCCAGATAGCCCACCTCAGCCTTCCTCACGGTCGGCATGAAGTTGGTGATGATGATCTCCGCGTCCGGCCTGATTTTGCTGAAATCTGTCGCCACCGCGCGTCCGCCCGCGATGACGATAAAGGACGAAGCGAACTTTCCTGATCGCCGCGGCGAACGCTTTTGCAGTTCGGCCAGCGCCGCATTGATAACCAGCGGCCAATTGACGAACTCATAGACGATCGGGCCAGGAGCCTTCACCGCCTCTTCCGGCGCATTGTGGACGCCGTTCACATAGCGCTCGTAGTTCGGGCTGGCGATGCCTTCACCGATGACGCGCTTCAGCTCCTGCTTGGCAAAAGCCGCCAGCGCCTTGTCGATCGCCCCCGGCTCCATGCCGGCGGTCGCGAGCCTCAAATCGCGCTCGAAGAACTCGAAGCCAGCCATCAGCCCGACACCAGGAGATCGATCCTGACCAGGACACCCTGGACAGAGATCGGCTTCGGCAGTTCAATGTTCCGCTCCCGACCGTCGATAACGGCCTTGTCGCCCTTCTTCAGCGGCAGCATCGCGGCGAGGCCAGTCGGGCTTACGACGACCGTCGACGCCGTCTGATCGATTCCTTCGACCAGCTCTTCCGCCCGTACACCGCGTACCGCGGCCGGAACATTGTCGATATCGATCTTCGGCCGCGGGGTGCCCGTCGGGGCAGTGTAACGCCGGATCGTGATTGCGGTGCCAGCGTCGGCCAGGCCTGCATCAAGATCGGCTATCAGATCGGCGGGAGACGTCATCATGCCACTGCGACGTTGATGTATCGAGAGAGCTTGGCGAGGATGTCCGCGGGAACTGGCCCAGCCGTGGATCCTGGAACGGCGCCAACCCAGTAATCCTGTCGTACCGTTCGGACATCGGGAATCTCGACGCTCTCGCCCTTTACCAACGGGTCGCGCGCGCCGGCAGACAACCGCAGCCTGGCAAGATCCATCGCGGCGCCGACCAGATCGGCCGGCACGGTCTCAAACCCCGCGGTGTACTCGACCACCGCATCGCCCCGCAGCCAGGTCAACGTTCGGGTACCGGAGATCCTTTGCAGCAGGCCGGCCTCGGCGTCCAGATCGGTGTCGTCGGCAATAAGCGCCGTGCCTGCCTCTTCGACCAGCGTCAGATCGGAGATAAAACGTCGAGCGAGGAACAGCACGTCGTCGCAGCCGCGCTGCCTGAAGACTTCGCGAACCTCTTCGCTGCGCAAGGTTGGAACATGAACGCCATCACCGCGGATCTGGCACGCCGTAGCGATATCGGCGGAGACCCTGGCGCCGAGTTCAGTCAGCTCGGCATCACGGCTGGCGTCGCCGGCCACGAGACCCGCGGCGACGCGCAGCTGCTCGATCGTCAGCAAGGAAGGGTCGGCCGCAGGCGTAACCACGGTGAAAGTCGAACGCATGCGGCCCGCTCCGGATTTGTTCGATCAGGCCGACTTGCCGGCGTTGATCGCCTCGATAATCTCGGCCTTCGTTTTTGCGGCACTGATGTCGACACCGCGGTCGGCTGCAAGCTTCTCGAGATCGTCCTTCTTCAGGGTCTCGAGGTCGACGAAGTCGGCCTTCGGCTTAGCGCCGCCGGCCGGCAGGGGATCGCCGAACTGGTTGGTCGCCTTGTTCTCGCCGCCGGCAGCGGCGCCTTTCTCCGCGGCCTCCTGCTGTGCTTTCTGCTGATCGACGGCGGCCGCCGCAGAGGGAGGCGTCGCCTGACCAGGTGACGACAGCGGCTGCTCGGTGACCCCGGAATTCGGATCGATCGAGCGGACCGGTTCCGCACCCTGCATCTCGCGAAGCATCTGCTGCTTGGCCGCGAAGATCAGCCGGGCATGCACCATGTTGCCGCTGTATGGCGTTCCCGACCGCGCAATGATGTCCTTCAGATCCTGGTCGGATGCAGCGGAGAGCTTGCGGTCGAGCGCCTCGATGATGTCGCGGTTCAGCTGCTCCTCCTGGGGCAAATCGGTCGACTTGCCTTCCTCCAGGTACCCGGCGGCCACCAAGCCGTCGAATGTGCTGTCGGCGAGCTTTGCTCCCTCCGGCGGAAAAGCGGTGCCGATGGCGAGGTGCGAAACATTGATCCCATCGAAAGCGAATGGGAATGCCTTGATGACCCTGCCGGTTTTCATAGCGGTCAATCCTTATGTTGAGAATGTGGGAGGAAGACCGGCGCAAGGCGCGCCGGCCGGCTGATCAAACCCCCTCAAAGGTGGGCGTTTACGCCTTATGCAGGAGGATTGGCGGCGGGAGTGAGGTTCAGCTTGCCGTTGATCCAGACGCCGGCTGCGAAGATGTTGCCGGTATTCGCAGCAGGTGTGAGCGTGACCCGCTGATACTGCTTGCCGCCCGTGTACCCGATCTTGAAGACCTTATCGTCGCTGGAAAAGAGCGGCGTCGCCAGCAGCTCGGTGCCGTTGAGCATGTCGTCCGGCACTGCGACGGCATCGGACAGGTTGGCGGCATCGCCATGTTCCATCAGGAACGTAAAGGTGGCGTCGGCGTCGGCGATCGCGCCCATGAGGAGCAGGAACGCCACCGATTCCGCACCCAGTCGATTGTTGATCTGGGAAACGATGGCAGTGTTGTCGGCAACCGCAGCGGCGGGCGAGATGCCGCGCTTTGGATCGATATGAGAAATGATGTCCCGCATGGGACCCTCCGTGAGATTACCGGCGCGCCTCGCGCAGTCCCGGCAGGCTTTGAGAAAGGGGCGCGGCGACTACCGCGCCCCGGGGTTCATCTGGGGATCAGGTACCGACAACCTGGAGGGCGTAGGCCTCGAAATCGACGACGTCGCCACCGACGCGCTGGCGCGTGTAGAATTCGACGAACGGCTTCGAGGAATACTGATCGCGCAGGGTGCGGATGCCGAGGCGATCGACCACGGTATATCCGGCGCGGAAGTCGCCGAACGCCACCGGCAATGTGCCGGCGCCGACGGTTGGCATGTCATCGGCGCGCCTGACATTGTAGCCGAGCAGCATCGAGGGCTTGCCAGCCTCGAGACCGGGCCGCCACATGTACTGACCATTGAGGTCCTTGAAGAGCATCACCGCCCCCAGGGTGCCACGCTTCATCAGCCAGGTCGCATTGGCCAAATACTTGTCCTTCAGCGAGAAGGTCATCGTGACCAGCCCGTTGTCGGTCAGCAGGGTGGCATGGCCAGAGGGAATCTGCGCGATGGTGCCGCGGACACCAGCCGATCCCGCCGGATAAGTCAGGATCCCGCGGGGTTTCTTGATGCCGTTGCCCGAGATGAAGGCGAGGGCGCGCATGCGGGCGAACTTTTCGCTGACCTTGCGTTCCAGCCAGGCCTCGACGTCGATTCCGGCATCCTCGAGGAGCTGCTGGGACGCCTTTGGCTTGGCGTAGATCTCGAACACAGGGATACGCTGTTCGCCGACCTGTGGCGTAGACGTCTCCGGACGCGCCTCGGTTTCACCGACCCAGCCTGCGCCGGCTTCATCGGTGTCGATCGCGATGAGCAATGCGTCGCCGGTGACGGTCTCGTGATAGGCGAGTTCGTCGATTGGCGAGGTTTCCCAAACCTTGGTGACGATCCTGGAAGAGGTCTGTGTCGGCACCAAAAAGCCGCCGTCGGGATCGGAGCCGACCATCATGGCCTTCTGCTCGTCCTGGCTGAGTTGGTTCATCTCACGCCGGAGTGACATCTTGAAGGCGTCCTGGTAGGCCTTGTATTCGTCGACGTTGACGTCTTCAGGCTTCAGGATGGTGCTGAGCTTCAGTTCTCCGCGGCGAGACATCGCCACACGCTTGAATTCCGTCGCGTGCTTGAGAACAGTCTCCTGCTCGCCGCCGCCGACGCCGGGACGGCCGAGCTTCTTCTCGATCGCGAGGATGGCGTCGGCCTCTTTCTGAGCCTTCTCCATCATCTCCTTGACCTTGGCCTCGATCGCGGCGTGCTTCTCTTCGACGCCACGGCTGAGGTTCTCAAGATCCTTCTTGAGCTGAGTGCCTGCAGCCGCGTCCGTGCCGGCCTTTTCGGCGAGCTCGCGGACAGCCTTGAGGTCCTTTTCCATTGAGGTCTTCAGCGTGCCGACGTCGTCGCCAAACTTCTTCACCTCGCGCTGGACATCTTCCAGCACGTCTTTCAGTTCGGGCATTGTGCCCTCCTTATGCTTGGTTGGGGGAAATCAGCTTGCGCGTGGACCGAAGTCCTTCCAGCAAACCAGCTACATCCAGATCGCCCCCAGCCTCTCGCCGTGCGATCTTGGTCAGACGGCCGACAAAATCGCGGGCCGTGTTCTTCGTCCATCGCGGTCCGCCTGCCTCGCGCAAGAAGTCCTCGAAGTCCGAAAGGGTTTTCAAGGCGTCGATGTCAGCGGATTTGACCGCGCCAACGGTGGCCTTGTCATTGGAGGGAAAGGTGACGACGCTGAGTTCGACCAGCTCGATCTCATGCAGCGTCCGGGATGGATCGGTCGGCTTGGTGCCGACGGTGTACTTCTTCGCGCGGTAGCCGATCGAGAGACCATCCAGCGATCCGGCCTTCATGCCTTCGTAGATCAGCTGGCCGCGGTCAGTGCCAAGCGCGAACAGCTGGCCCTCGACCTTCAGGCCCTTGGAGTTCTCCTCCATGGAGTTCCATTTCCCGATCGGCAGCATGTCGTCGACGGGACCGAAGAAACCGCCGTGCTGCAGCAGCATGGGAGGGAGCTTGCCCTTGGCCTCCCAAGCCCTCAGCGATTCCTTGAAAGCGCCTTTCTCGATGACGTCACCGTGACTATCGACGTTCCCGAATATCGAACCGTAGCCGGAGAACGTGCCGTCCTGGGCGCCATTGGCAAATTTGACCTCGCAGAGATCGGAGGTGAAACGATCCATCTTCATTCTCCAGATGGCGCCGGTTTTGTCGGCGCGGTGATCGGTACAAGTTTTCCGGTCTCGTCCAAGGTGGCCATCCCTGACGGCACGAAGAGGGTGTCGGCGCCGTCGACGGCATCCATTTCATCCCAGCCGCGGACATCGTTCTGCGTCACCCAGCCCGGGTTGTTCGGCCCGCCAAGCGCGATCTGGTTGTATTTCGCCTTTGCCTCGACGCTGGGGCTGAGGAAATCCGCGTCCACGAAACCGGTGTAGAAGCCCTGCTGCCGTTCTTTTTTCGACAGCAGATGCAAGTCGGCGGAGCCGCCGAAGCGGCGATGGATCGGCCGGACGCAGTGGACGAGATGGGCGAGAAACATCTGTTCCGCCGAAGCAAAGGTGGCGTTTTTGTCCCCGGAGAAACCGATCATGATCGGCATCACCCGCAGAACTTCGCAGATCCGCTCGACCTGGAATTTCCTTGTCTCGATATGCTGGCTGTCGACCCCAGTCATCTGCATCGGAACGAACGTGGCGTTCCGATCGACGACCATCAGCCGGCCGGTGTTGTTCGCGCCACCAAAGTTCCGACGGACCCATGCGGCAAGCCGGATCAACCCGGCTTCGTTCATCGAGCCTTCGACGGAAAGCATTCCGCTTGGCCGGACACCGTTCCGATGGAAGGCGGCGTGGCTCTCTTCTGTTGCCAAGGCCAGGCCGATCGCTTCTGCGGCGAGACGAACGACGTCGAGACCGTCGATCGTGTCCCAGGACGGCCCTTTGACTTCCCAGATCTTATCCTCAGTGACGGTTGCTGAGGTGCCGTCCAGGCCTTGAAGCGTATAAACACGGGAGTAGTCCGCGTTCACCCGCTTGGTGACGCGGCCAGGATCGAGCAGGATGATCTCAGCGATTTCGCCGCGCACGACGTTTTTGAAGGCGTATGAGCGGCCGGCGAGATCAACGTGGAAGCTCTGCGTCTCCCGGAACTCCAGGCTCGTCATCCACTCGTTTGGTGCTGTGGCCAGCAGATCGTACAGGGGATGGTCGCGGGCCTCCCGTCTCCCCACCACGGTACGCCCGTTCTTTGTGGTCTCCGTTCTCTGATAAAGCTTCCAAGGCACTGTGGCGTGACCGTCGGCACGAACCCTGCAGCACGCCAAGACGGTCGTGTTCGAAAGCGAGGACTTCCAGTTCACGGAGACGCCCGACTTGGACGACCGATAGCCGCCGAAGAAATCTGCCCACATCTCGTCAACTAGACCGTAGCGGCTTCCGCCCTGGTCCTTGCGCTCCCCGCCGGCGAGGGCTCCGAAGAGGCCGCGCATCAGGAGTCACCCCCCGCCGGCATCGATGCGCGGCGGGCCAGCAGCAAGGCTGCACCGGTCAGGATGATGCCGCCGGCGATGTAGGCGGCGGGGACGTAAATTTGCCAGATCCCATAGACGATCGATACAGCACCAGAGATCCCGACGAGATCTCGCAGCAGTGTCGGAACCGCGGCGATCGCCACGGCGGCACTGCGGCCAACACCGCGCGCGGCGGCCGAGACAAAGCGCATCTGCTGCTCCAGCGGTCAGTAAACGTGGGAAACTGCTTCGGCTTTGGCTTCTGCCAACGCGTTCGCTTCGGCTCGGGCAATTTCAGCTTCGATCTTCGCCTCGAGATCGTCCAGATTATCGGTGTCCCAGCCCGACGAGGCCGACGCCACCGGGTTCTTCACCATCACGCTGACCGCATCGAAAAGCGCCATCACTGGGTCGATCTTGGCGTCACCAGCGTTCTGCTTTGTTGCCCGGATAGCGGTCGCGGTCGGCTCGATCTTCACGTTCTCGACACACCAGTCCATCAACCCAGACTTGCCGTGCATCAGCATTCGATTGGACAGCCGGCCCTCGCTCGTCTTGATGGCGTTCATGAGCTTGTAGCCCTGGCCAACGCCTTCAACCTGACCGCCTTCTTGGGTGATGTGGATCTCAGCGAGAGCATCGACGAGTTCACCATATGGCCCTTCCGCATCAACGGCGACACAGGCAAGAAGGCCCGTATCGTTCACTTGCCGAATGACCCCAATACTCTCGGCGAGACTGATGATCGTGTCGTCGACGATCGTAAGTTCACCGGCCGCTTCGAAGTCCAGCAGTTTCGTTGCGATCGACTGGCGCCGATCGAGAACACCACGGTGGCACCAGGCGTGGCTCCAACACAGCCACCGCTTCATTTTGATGACGATGTCTTGACCGGCGATCTTGACCGTCACCTCGATCTCCGCTGGTTCACGGCCGAGAACGGACAGCCCGTAAAGATCGTCGAGCCCGCCACCATCTATGCCGACTACGACCGCTTCGCTTCGCTTGAGGAGAGACTGCAGCGTGATCGTGTCGTCTTCGGAGTGAGCCCAGTAGGCGGCTCCTGGCCAGCCGTCGGTCTTCATGCCGACGCCCATCTCGATGTTGAGGTGCTGCGAGGCCCAAATACGGGTCGGCTTGTCGCCCTTTTCTCGCTCGGAGTTCCAATCCGGGATCAGGTCATGAAGGTGTATCGAGCGGCTGAGGTTCGGCATCACCATCGGCCAGTTGGCCGAATCGCCCCACTTCTCTTTGTCCTTGGCGATGTCGGTCGGGAATTCGTAGAGCACCGGCAGCATCGACCGGATGACTTTGCCGCGGTACTGACCATCGCGAATCTTGCGGGCCATGTGCAGCTCATCCTTGAACGCGCCGGCCGGGATTTCGTCGCTCTGAGTCGTCGTGATCAGCAACACGCCTTCATTCGTCTTGTCGAGGCCACCGCGTATCTGGCGCAGCACCTTTGTCGTGTGCTGGTTGCGGCCGAGAAGGTGCAACTCGTCGACCAAGGCAAAGATCACGATCGCTCCGGTGAGAATGTCGAGAGCGAACGTCTTGACCTTCAGTTCAGAGTTCGTGACCAGGCACTGGATCGTCTTCTCGTGATCCTTGCGGTGGAACCGGCGCTGCAAGTCGGGTGATTTGCTGATCATCGCGGTCGCCTGATCATAGGCGCGATCAGATATCGTTTGCGTCGGGCCGACAAACAGCGCCTCGACGTTGTGGCGCTTGTTCATCATCATCGCCGTGAGCATCAGGCCGGCGCTGTAGGTGGTCTTTGACGATCCCTTCGGTGCCATTACGAAGAAATCGCGGATGGCGCGCCGGCGAGTTGCTGGGTCCCAGGATCCGAAGATCACGCGGACCAGGTCACGGAACCACTGTCCCGCTGCCTGGCCCAGCGTCATCTCGTCGAGACCATCCGGCAACGGAAGCGCATCGAAAAACGCAAGCCCCATGTCGGCCTCAGCCTCATTGAGTTGGAGACCGTCGGGAATGAGCGGAAGGCCTTGCCGCATCCGCTCTTCCCAGTCGACGCAACTCAGGTCCCACATGTCAGTGCGACGTACCCTGCCGCCTGGCCATTAGATCGCCCAGCGTCGACCCGGTGTCAGGCTGGCGCGCATCAATCAAGGCTTGCTCTTTCTTGCCCAGCTTCGGTCCCTTTTCTTCAGCCTGGGGTCGTGACGTCTGGCCGTAGAGCATCAGGTCGTTCTGCTCGACGAACTTGCGGAAGGCCTTGCCGGCCGCGGAGCTTCCGCCCTCGAACTGCGTCCAGAAGAGCATCGCGGTTCGGGCATCCGGCCGATCTCGTGCCTCGTCCCTGAATCTGAGCTCGCGAAAATAATTCTTCCGCAAAGTCGGCGGTGTGATGCTCAGAGCGCGGGCGATCCGCTCGTTGTTCCAGCCCAAGGCCAGCAACATGTTGACTTTGTTGCGGTTTGCCGCAGTCGCTATGTGCTGCGGTCGACCTCGCTTGCCCCAGCCTTCGGGAACCGGGTCCCCAAACAGGTCGAAAATCTCACTCATCGAAAAAAAATCCCTCGCTGAGCCCCAAGCGGTTAGGACCCCGGGAGGCCCCAGAGATTTGACCCCCCTCCCCCATCAGGGTTGGGCG